TAGATCTGCCAGGTGTTGAGCTTAACCAAGAACGCGTCAGTAGACGCGATCATAAGGTCAGCAACAGCATCGGGCAAATCCACGTTAGTCTGACCGCGCACGTTTTCCTGGACGAAGTAAAACTTCTCGTGGAATTCGGGCACGGTCGATGTCGCGAACGTCGTAATCACAACTTCAAAGTTGTGACGATCGTACACGACGCCATTTGCATCCGGCTTCGTTACAGAATGCCGGACCTTGGCGCGGTATTCGACGAGTGTCTCCCGAAGGAGGAACTCACTGCCATAGTTGTCCTGATTAATTTTGTTCAGGGACTTGGCACCGGCTACCGCTAGCGTGATTACCAATGGATCAGCAATGGCCATACGAGGCGCTCACTTTCTTACTAAGAGTCTGTTCAGGTTTCTCTCGAGAGAGTTTCCAGAACTAACTTTCAGTATGAAGAGTGAGCCTAGAATCAATCCCGCCTTCCTCTCAAAGAGAGGAAGGTACGTCGGTGCAAACGGGAGCACGGGAGAAGCGACAAAACGCTCCTTCCGTTCGTAACTCGTGCGGTAAAACTTGTTAAGCTTACACCACGTGTCACTTGCAGCTTGGTCAATGGTAAGTGTAGTCTCACAATTAGTGTGACGCATCACCGCTCCATTACCCAAGACTAGTCCAAGAACGTTATTGGTAGCGGCTAATACCGTACCAAAACCGGTGAACCAGTCGATTAACCACGTCCAGGGCATTAACTCCCAGGCTGTGGTCAGGGCTTCGTACGACGTCAGGCCGAAGGTTAGCCGAAAGGCTAAGTCCGACTTTGCCTTGTCATCCATAAAACGTATGGATGAGATGCGTGAGTCGTCTAAAGCTGAGTAGACTTGGGTTCCCCATACCTCTTCGGTAAAGGAATCCCGCAGCCACCCATAGATAAAGGCGCCCTGGCTATGAACTAGCTTATAGGTCGTCGTTATCTTTGCATCCTTGCGAAGCTGCACCCGCCGTCTGATTGTTCGACGTCCTGAACATAGGTCATTCAGAAACCTAAGGCGTTTAGCCATAGCTTTCTGAAACATACACATGTTCCGGACGTCACGAATGAAAGGCGCTATTGCCCATCGCCACGTTAAGTGGCCAGATGCAATTAGCTGCGGAGCCTTAGACAGAAGTTCTGCCCAAGGCCGACTGGTTGTCCAGTCGCCGAGGCCCTTTTGGCCTCGGAACGATGGTTTGGC